AATCAATTTGAAGTCACGCAGTATGTTTTAGATGAAGTATTCGTTAGATTCGTAAACTATTTACAACACGTTAAAGTCGCTAATCGTAATTTAGAAGGCGATTTTAAATCTCTGCAATATGCAACTGGTCAAACATTAAACTATAGGCTTGAAGAACGCTATCTTGGTGGACGTGGTGCAACGGCTACTTCCGAAGCACGCGTACAGGTTATCAGACCTTTAACCATCGATACCCAATTCCACACCATGGTTGAATTTGACGGCATGGAACTTACATTTGATCGTGCTCGTGACCAACCTTACTTGGATATGATGTTGAATCCTCGCGCTAAGACTTTAGCGAATGATGTTGAAAAATTCGTTGCGACGGAAAATTTCCAATTACAAACCTATCAAGCAACAGGTACGCCTGGTGTTCCAGTTGATTTTGAACTAATTGCGTTAACCGATGCTTATATGACAGAACTTGGCATCCCAGAAGATGGCAATCGTTATTTTGCTAATCCTCCACGAGTCTCTGCTAATTTATCCAATTCATTATCAACCGTGTTTAACAATACAGTTAACCGTGGTGCATTATTAGATGGATTCATTGGCCACTTATCTGGATTTGATTTCTTCAAAACCAACTTCTACAAACGCCAAATTGCTGGTGCTGGCCAAGCTGGTGGTTCACCTCCAACAGGATTCAAATTAGGTGGAACAGTAACTAACGGCCCAATTTCTGGCGGAAATAGCATTGTAGTGACTGGATTAGTTGCTTCTTCTTTGGCATTCCGCAAAGGGGATAGCATTGAAATTGCAGATGCTGCCGGTGTATTCATGATCAATCCATTGACCTATGAACCATTGCAACAACGCGCTCAGTTTGTTGTGACTGCTGATGTAACGTCCGATAGTTCTGGTAATGCAACCATTCCTGTGAATCCAACAATTGTAGTAAGTGGTGCACGCCAAAACATTAGCGCGGCAATCCCTAATGGTGCGCAAATCTTGCTAGCTGATGATCACAATGTATCGATTGCATTCCATAATCAAGCTATTGTATTTGCTGCTCCTCCAATTAAAGAACTGAAAGGTGGCGTTGAAGTGGTTACCACATACAGTGATCTTTATAAGTTAGCGATGACTTACTCTCTGGGTGCTGACATCCGTAATTATGTTCAATTAGATCGTTTGGACGTATTAGGTGGTGTTGCGATTAATCCTGAGTTTGCAGTTCGCGTTAGATCATAATAATGCCGGGGCAGTTAATTGCTGCCCCTTACTTTCTGGAGGACTCATGAAACAAATGAAAAGTAAATTACCTGAACAAGTTATGTACATGGGACGTCATGTTGATAAACGATCGTTCCGAACTTTTGTTTACAATAAATTGGGCGAACAAAAATTAGCAAATAATTATCAAGAATATTTAAATCTAATTAACCATAAGCAATGGTTTGCATCTAAAGAAGATGCAGCTAAGGCTAAGAAATTAGATAAAAAATTAGATACTAATAATGCTTCTGTTGCACCAACAGTTGAGGTGGCAACTAATGGCACAGACGGTTAAGGATTTCATTTCAGACTCTTATCAATTAGTGAGTGCATCATCACCCACGGTACCATTGCAGGGTGATGATATGTCTAAGGGTCTGCAATTCTTGAATGAATTAATCTCTTATTATAGTGCTACAGAATTAATGTTAACCATTGCTAAAGAAAATGTTTATACATTACAAATTGGCCAACCTAGTGTGACATATGGTTCCGAAGATTATACTCCAACCCCAGATGTCACTATTGGTCGATTAGCTAATTTGCAAAATCAATGGCTAGTATTGGATGGCGTCACTTATCCAATGATCAATGAATCACGCAATACATTCTTTGCGAGTTATAAGTATCAGCCTCAACAAGGTTTGCCTCGATATGTTATTGTGCGAAATGATACTAATCTCACGACAGTTGAAATATACCCTCGGCCTTCACAAGAATATGAATTTCATGTGTTTGGTAAATTTGAGATGCCACCATTAATCATTACAGGTAATATGTCTGGATACCCAACCTATTATATTCGCTATTTGCGATTTGCATTAGCCAAAGACTTAGCTTATTACAAAGGTCGTACAGAAGCATGGACGGAAAAGTTGGAAGGTGCATTAGAAGCTGCTAAAGATGAAATGATGGCAGTCAGTTCCGTCAATTTAAATATTGAAGCAGATCATGAAAGTTATTTAAATGGCTCATGGCGAGTCAAGGCAGGTATCTAATGCCTATTAAGCCATTCCCGATAATCGGCCAATATGACCGACAACAGTTCGATCAGTTTAATCCTGAGGCATGTTCGAATTGGTATTTGACAACTAGCGATAATGGCAAGAAGAAGATGGCTATGTACCCTATGATGGGTAGAAAGCATGTTAATTATCTGGGTGACAATAAGTTATTTTTCGCATCAGAACCTCGTGGAATGTTCAAGAGCGTTAATTATGCTTATATTGTCGATGGCAGTTCTATTTATAGAATTGATAGCAATTTTAATGAAGTAGAGATTACAGAAGGTAAAGTTACTTCTATTACTGAAAATATTTACTTTACTTATTTAACGGTGGGATTAATTACATTTGCAGTATTTACTGATGGTGAACATATTTATGTTTATATAGAACCTAATCCGTCTTTGGCTAGTACTTTCAATATTGTTACCGATCCGCATGCACCATCCAATCCACTTTATATTGCAACTTTCGGTAATCGTATTGTAGTTTCTCAAGCAGGAACTAATGAGGCTACTTTATCCATAATTAATTTAGGTGGTAATGGATTTAATCCAAATACATGTTTTGATAATGGTTATCCCGTTAATACATTAACTTTAGAAGAAGACGGTATAATTAATCAAATAGGTGTACTCAGAAATACGCTATATTTCTATTTAGATTTCACTACAAGCATTTGGTCAAATACACCAACAACATTACCGAATGGCACCGCGTTTCCTTGGAAGAAAAATACCTCTTTCAATTTAGATTACGGTATTGCTGATCCATTGTCATTGGATATTGATTTCAATCGCATGGTTTGGTTGGCTAAAAACAGTAATGGATTATTCCAAGTAGTGAGTAGTACAGGTGGGCAACCAGAAGAATTAAGCACTAAAGCTATTTCATTATTGTTCCGAAGAAATGCAGTTACCGGTGAATTAAGTCCATTTCAAGAACATAATGCAGATGGGTTTTTATATATTGAAAATGATACGGTATTTTATAGATTATCAGCTGGAGATTATATTCAGAATGAACTAATTGATTTTCCTAATGAAGGAAGTTCAGTTGAATATAATTTTGAAACTAAAACATGGGGATTGCCCATAGAATTGAATGGACAACGTGGACGTATACAAAAACATGTATATTTCAATGATCGACATTTAGTTTCTGTCAAAGATGATACGACAGTATATGAAGCTTCCCAGCAGTTTTTCATTAATGAAATTACTAACCCTGATCAATCCGATCATGATGCAACCGATGCTTATATTATGGAACCATTCCGATATGAGCGTATTACACCTATTATTGCGGAAGACGATTATTCTGAATTCCAAACAGATTGGGTACAGATTGATATGGTATGGGGTAATCAATCTTATTTTAATTTTATTACGACTGCGCCATTAGATATTAATTCAATTTTCTATCATGCATTTTTCAAACCGCATGTGGAGTTATATTTCTCTGATGATGGTGGCATGTCATTTAAAACAGCAGATGTGAGGGAATTTAGTCAATCCGGAATTTATAGTTGGCGTATGCGATGGTATCAATTAGGTATTTCGCGTAATCGTGTTTATAAATTAGTGTGTGTTAGTCCAGCTCCAATGATTATTTTGGGTGGAACTATGCTCACAAAGGAGGTCAGTGGTGGCGCTCGCTAAAGTTTTACCGAGAATTGATCCTCCGCCTCTTGAAGATGCGGAATTAAGTGATGATTTAAAGCGGTGGTTAGCTAATTTGGTTGATACATTGAATCAATTGATCAGTGATATTGAGCCTTTATTATAGTTTTGGAGAATATTATGGGAATTTTAGATGATTTTATCCACCCAGAACGTCCATATGAAGATGCGGATGAGCAATTACGCAAATATTGGGAACAAGCTCAAGGATTTCAGCAACCTTACACTAATGCTGGCAAAAGTCAGATTGGACGATTGACTGGTGCTGAAGATAGCTTGATGAATCCTGTTGCTTTGCAAAATCAATGGACTTCCAGCTATGAAATGTCGCCTTATGCTCAACAACAATTAGCATTGAATAAATCTGCAGGGCTTGATGCTGCTAGCAGTATGGGATTATTGGGTAGCAATTCAGCGGTGCGGGATATTCAGTCCGGTGCAGGAGATATTGTTCAGAAAGATAGACAACAATATTTGCAGGATTTGATGCAAAAATATATGGCAGGCATTGGTATTGGACAGAATATGTTTGATACGGGTGCTTCGACTGCTTCTAATTTAGGTCGCAGTGCTCTTGATATAGGAAATCAATTTGCCAGTTCAGCATTCAATCAACGTCAATCTCGTAATAATATGTTATCTAATATATTGAGTAATACAGTAGGAATGGGTGCTAGTTATTTAACAGGTGGAATGGGTACAGGTGGATTTGGTCAAGGTGTATTTAAGCCTACCAATATCTATTCACCCAATGTTGGAAGATGGGGAGCATAATTATGGCTGGATTTGGTGATATCCCAATGGTTCAACCTAAAGAATTTCACCCAAGTGAGATTCTAGAGCGCATTATGCAACAGCGTCGAGAAGAGCAGTTCGATCCATTTCGCATGGCTTTGATGAAAGCACAAACTGATCAAGCAGCGGAATCTGCTAAATTAACTCCTGCGCGTATGGAATTAATGCGCCAACAAGCAGAAAAAATGGGTGCTTGGACTAATTTATTGAATATGGTGACTGGAAAACCTTCTTCATCTCCTACAAATCAATCTGGATTATCTTCAAATGATGCTAATAATATTGCAAATATGCATCCTGGAGATGCCTATGTTGTTGGAAGTTCCGGAATGCCAACTGGCGCAAATGGAATGTCGCCACAATCCAGACAATCTACAGTAGGAATTGACCCTAGAAATGCTGATTTATTAGCTGGATTATTAAGAATGCCAGTTCAGCAAACCACTATTGATGGAAAATTAGTAAGGTCTAATCCATTTAGTGGAACTAATATTCAACAAATTGGTCAAACTCCAGAACAAAAATCAGCAATGGAATTAAAATTAGCGCGCGATAAAGCGATTGCTGAGGGAGACATCAAGTTAGCACAACAATATGACCAACAAGGAATGGCATCAAATGCCACCACTAGCACATTAAATGATTTGATGGATTTAGTTAAATCTCCTACTTGGCTCGGAATGCGGAAGTTTTCTGGATTAACTGGAAAATATGATTTGGAATATTACAAGCGTAATGGTACTCCAGAAGAACAAAAATTAGCAGGATCATTTGCTCCGATGAGTGGACAGATTATTGCAGATATGGCCTCCATTTTTAAAGGTCAATTTAGACGTGGAGAGCAGACCTTAATTACAGGAATGAAGCCTAATGAAGGTGATACGCCTTTTGTTGCTCAAGGTAAAATAGAAAGATTATTGAAAATGAATCAATTCATGAATAATCGTGCGGAATTAATGTCTAAATTTATTAGGAATGGAATTCCACCTAATGAAGCATTAAATATAGCAGATAGACAATTAAAAGGAGATTTATTCCGAAAAACTCTATCTGAAAATCCATCCCTGAAGAAATCAATGCAATCTTCTGGATTAAATACTAATAACATGGCTTCTCCAAATACAGTAAATAAATCACATATTAATGAAGAAAATATTGCCTATACAATGAAACAAACAGGATTATCTAGAGAAGAAGTCATGGCAAGATTAAAGAAAAAAGGATTACTCTAATGCCTATTAATTTATTAGCTGATGATGATACTAATAATCAACCGGTTAATTTATTGGCAGACGAAGCTAAACCTTCATTCTTGGATAAAGCTAATCAATATGCGGGTAAATTCAATCAAGCAGTTGAAACTTCTCGCTTACCCATGGTTGCTGGTGGATTATTGCAAGGTGCAGGAGATATAGGTGCATCACTTGCTAATATTCCTTTGTCATTGGTTAATCGTGCGGCAGGAACTAATTTGCGAGTTCCTCATCCTAATTTGGGTAAATATGTTGATCCTTCTCTTGCATCTCAAGCAGCTTTCGGTGCTGGACAGATATTACCTATGTTAATGGGTGGCGCATCCGGCGCAACGGCATTAGGTAAAATAGGTGGATTGTCCAAAATACCTTTTGCTGGAAAATTAGCACGTCCTGTAGAAGGTGCTATTACTGGCGCTGCTATTGGTGAAGATAAAGAAGGTGATAGGAAATTAGGTGCAATATTAGGTGCTGGTGGAAATATTGCTCTATCTGCTAAAAGATTTATTAATAAATTGTCTCCAAAAAATGTTCAGCAAGCTGTTATAGATGCTAAATATGCTGTTCAAGATAAATATCATAATTTATATGAAGGATTATTTAATAAAGCTAATAAAGCTGGATTATCTGAAATTCCTTTGCGAGTTCCTAAAATAGATTTTGAACTCATAAAAGATGCTTCTACTGATAAATTTTATAAATCTTTGCAAAATTTTAATAAAAATCCCAATCTAAAAAATGCTCATTTAGCGCAAAGTGACATGGGTAAATTTGTTAGGCATATGGAAAAATTATCTAAAAATAATGCTTTAACTTCCTCGCAAAATAGAGCAGTAGAAGAAGCTGCAAAAGCTCAAAAGAAATTACGCGGTTCTATGTTCCATGCAA